ATGTCAGGTAGTCGGTCTAGTCTATACAACCCTACAATGAGGGCAGTTAGTTCAGTGTCAGTTAGATGGCATTCTGTGAATGTAGTTTTGAACTCTACACCACTATCCGTAGGAGTTAGTGTCATATCCACTTCATTATCAAAGTCTTCAATCACTACGTTACATACTTCTCGTTGATATACATTAGATACAATATCCATACTAGTCTCCTTTATTGGCATGATTCACATTCTCTACTTCCATGTACCCCTGCTAGGGTAGTGATGTAATATAGACCGAGAATGTTAGGGTCTTCAAACGCCTTCTTATGTATGTGGCTAATCCATTTCTCATCCTCTTCTGCTCCAAAGAACAAGTTAATTGACTGACCTTGACATATAAAAGGTTGTCTAGCAGATGCATATCGTACCACAACTTCTTGGTTAATTTCAAATGCTGTTCTAAATACTTTCTTCTCTTCCTCATCTAACCAATCAACATGCTGTACGCTACCGAAGTTATCAATGATGGTTTTGAGAGTAGCCTTGTTGTATACACCCTTCTGTTTCATTACTTCATACAGCACAGGGTTAATGCGTTCTACTTCACCGCCTGCCGTTGTTTGTGTGAATGCCATAGCAGGATCAGGATTGATACCTTCTGATACACCACCCATAAGCAGTGCTGTACTCTTAGTAGGGGCTACAGCAGTGCGGTGTGTATTACGTAACCCTGTACCCTTACACCACTCAGGCTCACCTAACAAGGTAGCTAGGTAACGTGAGGCACGTTCGCTCTCTTTGTTTATATGCTTGAATGCTTCTAGATTAAACATGTGTGCACCAAAGCTCTCATATGCAATGCCAGCTTGTTGCAGGTAGGTATGGAAACCACATGCACCTAGACCCAATGCTCTGCTCTTAGAGGTGAATCTAACTGCCTTCTCTAGCCCTTGTACATGTTTAGCTCGTTCAATAAACTCACTAGCCACACAGTCTAGGAAAATGGTTGCCCAATACACTGCATCTGTTTCTTTCCATTCATCGTACTTAGCTAGGTTCATACTGGATAAGACACATGTAAATGTATGTTTATCATCCGCAGGAAGGTTGATTTCCACACATAAGTTAGATGCATGTACCTTCAATCCCATGTTCTTAAGAACGTCAGGAGTGTGGTCATTAGCCTTGTCTACAAACCAGAAGTACCCCTTACCAGTAACCATCTTAGTCTTCAAGACCTTCTGGTAGCGGCGAATAGCATCTACATTCCCTGCATTTAATGCAAGGATAAACTCGTTAGAGATAACCCAACCAACGTTTACATCATCAGGTTCACTAGCAAGTAAATCACACAACTCATCAAAATCGCCATGAGTAATGGGTAGATAACCTGCCCACGCACCTCTACGAGCAGTACCTTGAGCCACATCCCGCATGTCCTGTACGAATCCCTTGAACACTGGAACAACGCCACTAGCTTTTCCACCAGCAGAAATAACACTGCCACGCTTACGAATACCACCGAGATAAGCACTAGTCCCAAACCCATGCTTAGTAAGGAGAGCAGTCTCATGACGAGCTGTATAAAATCCATCAATGCTATCTTCAATGATACCTCCTGAACAGGCTACGGGTAGTCCTCTGTCTGTTCCCATGTTAGCTAACACAGGGGTAGATGGAGATAACCAACCCTTCCATAACAAATTAAAAAACTGTGCTTCTGCATCTTCCTTAACACCATACGGTAAGTGTGATGCGGCGGTCATAGCAATGCGTTCAAACTGCCCACGAATACTAGTCTCAGTCTCATATTGGTACTTCTCTTTGAACAACTGATAACCACCAGTGGTGTACCACTCAGGAACATTGCCACTCTCTTGTAATGCCTTACGTTCTCTGCTTAACTTATCGTAGATATTTTCACTCATGGTTATACTCCTTGTATGTAAAGTTGCTCTCATCCCAATTCCTAGTATAACTATTTCCTACACCAGAGAAAGTATCATTGAATGTAAAGCCACTAATTGCAGTGTAGAACCAATCAGCAATGGGGTTATACGTAACATCAAACATCTTAGGATAGCCTAACTCAGCTAGGCAATGGTTGATGCGGCTTTGAATGAAGTTCTTCATCTGAGTAGGTGTTATCCCTTCCATGCTTCCTTCAGCAAACACCATATCAATAATGCGAGATTCATGCTCATAGACATTAGCAGCGGTAAACTTAATTCGTTTGTAAAGTACATCTTCTTCCTCCTGTGTAAGGTGCATCTCCCTACGTAAGGTACGGAACATCCATGCTCCTGCAACTGCATGTATATTCTCATCACGCACAGAGAAGTTAATGCCTCTAACTACGTTAAGTAACTTGTTCTTACCTACTGCTTGGAAGTGCTTAAGGAAAGCAAAGTTACTGTACAGAATAGTACCCTCTACAAAACTAAATCCTGCTAGGGAAATAAGAGGGTCTCTACTATCCACTACCTCACTAACAAACTCCATTCTGTTCTTAAGAACTTCATCTTCTACATAGCTAGAATAGAACTCATCAGTGTGCAGGTGTAATAACTCGTTGATCTTCTGGTAGAATGGTTTGTGTACGGCTAATTCAAACATAGCAAACGTAGCACCCATACGTTGAAACTCTGGTCTAGGGAACATCTGCTTGAATGCACCACCCCAATACTCACTACCTGCTGCAACCTCGTACAATGTGAATAGTTTCAGTGTGGTAATAACACCATGTTTTTCCGCAGGAGTCATGTTAACTAGGATGTCTTGCACATCCTTCTCTACTTTAATTTCATCTGGTAGCCAGAATACTTTTAGTTGTTGGTTAGTGAACTCAATTGCTTCAGGATATTCTTCAATAACAGTTACATCTCTACTCATCATTGCTGTCATGTCTTCTTCCTTTCTGTTCGTTCTAGGGCACTCTTCTTCTTATGGCAAGGAATACATAACACTTGTAGATTCTTTACTTCACAGAATAACTTCTCAATGAAATCATCCCATGAAACAAATCCTATCTTAGGATCTACGATTGGTTTAATGTGGTCCACTTGTACGTTCTTAGCTGTAAAGTCCTTCTTACAGGACTTACATGTATAGAACGATGCTAATTTACCACTATCGGGGTTAATGTGTTTACCTACAAAAGCGTTCTTAAGAACAGCAAACTTAGGTGGATACCTTCTAAACCCACCACGTATGGTGGATGTTACAAAGCTACGCCAACGTCCTTCAGTCCAATCACCACCATTTCTAATCTTTAATGTCATCCATAGCCTCCATCCTATATTCTAGGTTAGGGAAGTTCTGAGACATAGCACTAATCATCTGCACCATAGTGGCGTAATCTGCATAGAAAGGATCTCCATGCATAAAGACAGGGTGAAAATCTCCACCTACCTCATCACGCCTCTTCACTAAAGCTCGATACATCATATTCTGTGTCATCGTCATTCTCCCTAAAATCATCTAGTCCAAGTTTACTACTGTGCTTACGTAACTTAGATGGAAAGTATTTACAAATATCACTAACAGTGAGTTCTAACAACTCTGCTAACTCTCCTGCTGTAATGTCTAAACCTTCTACTTGCTCTCTAATTACATAAGCAGCTACTTTATTTCTTGCCATACTTCCTCCGTAAGTACCGCAAACTAATAGGCAACTCATCGAAGCTACCATTGTTCACATCGAACAGCATGTACAAACCACGCCAGTGATTGTTAGTTTGTGGGTTAAGGTAACTCTCATCATGCTCATAACAGCTACCACAAATCAACCCTGTAATTTCCTCACCATTGGCTTTATGTCCATAGGCAATGTCCCTACCTTGTTGATGCCCAACTATAACAGACTGATGGTGTTTAGACAATAATGCTCTAGCACTTGTTACGGGTCTTCCCATTACACCACTCACCATGTAATGACAAAACACAATGCCCTCAATTTCTACAGGTTTTAGGAAGGGGTATACTTCCCAACCATACGTGTCATACTTTAGGTCATCTGTACTAATTAACCCTTCTAGCTTTGGGTCATTGTATATAGCCCTGTCAATACGTCCCTCATGATTGCCTAACACCATCACCAT